AGTTCTCAAATGCGCCTAGTATCGTTCCATCGTCCTCAATCTCTCCTTCGATACTATTAATTGCTGTCAATATTTCTTCTGGTATTTCTACCCCTGTTTTCTGAACTAATACGTTGAGTAGTTCCTTGATTTCTACTGCCATGTTGCTATGGTATTATTATTTGAACTCAATTGAAGATTCTGCGCCATTCTTTTCGATAACGCCAAGTACTCTAATTTTAAGGTCAGCACAATATCCGTTTTCGGCTACTACATAACCTTTGATAAAATCACGTGGCACAATTTGAACCACTTTCTCTTTGCCCATTTCAAACTCTCCAGAGTCTTCATTTTGGATAATCTTATCTCTATCATAAGAGATTTTCAATTGATGGTCAAGTGTCAATTCGCTAAAGCTTTTATACACTGTTCCTGTTAATCTTTCCTTTGCCATTATTTTAAATTTTGATTGTTGTCCGTAAAACTTACTGGAGGGTTTACATTTAATTGTGTTACCTCTCCAATTGGTTGCGATGGGTCTAATACATTAGCGAAATATTGTTCAAAAGTAGCGTCCATTAAAGCTATCTGATTATCTAAATCTAAATCAAATAACTTTGGATTGTCAAATAAGCATTGATTCAATATGGCATCAAAATACAACGACTTATCCAACTGCTTAATCATGAAAACATTTTGCACCGTCCCTCTGTTGCCTAGCTGATAGCAACTAGACTTCATAAGTATTTTTTCTTGAGGGCTTTTTCCCCTGAAACTATCAAATCTCTTTTGCAATAAAAACTGTTTGTATTCCAAAGAATCAGCACCGCTTCTACTATCTAATAACTGAATACTAAATGTATCTTGCAACGCCTGAGGAAAGTTATTATTAATAGCGTCTTTTAGCTCAGTCCTTGTCTTTTCAGCGTTAGTTACATCAAAGCGCATAGCCAGCGGAATAGAAGGACTATAGCCTTTATCTACGCCAAGAGTATAAATTAGCTCAGACACCTTGTAGAGCTTATGTAACAAAAACAAAAAGTGCTTCTCGTTATCAAGCAATATCTTTTTAAACTCTTCGCTATCTTGTTCTTTTGCTTTACCCGATTGACTTAGTGGCTGGTAGTTTAGATATTCCATACCACAACTTCTGTAGGTTGCGTCGTGCTCTTCATTGTACTCATTTCTGATAGTGTCAACACTTTCTTTAGGAAGTACAACAAAACCAGCTGGAGGTGTTGGGATATTTACCGTTGGCGTATCATCAAAACCTTTCTGAACTGGAGGCGTTAGCAAAAGAACGTCCATTGAGCTGTCCCAAACTTGCTTACCAGAACCGCCACAACTAGGGCAATTCACATCTACAAGTAATCCGTTTTCATTTTCAGCTTTTACCTTTCCAGTGCTACTACAAGTATCGCAACCGACTGTTTGAAACTGCCATTCTTTTGGATTTGCCAACTTAGAATTTACAATATCAAGGTCAGACTTTCTGCGAAGTGCAGTTCTTACGTGAGGCAGTGATTCTTGAATCTCCGAAGCAAATAACTCATAGAGTCCATCTTTTTCTATCTCTAAGATAGACTTACCAATCTTAAACGCTGGTAATTCTCCTGCATGGTGAAGTGTTGGCTCGCTATCGTAAGTAAATGACTTGACAGAATTTTGAGTTGCGATTAGATAACTGGTTTCATCAATAAATAAAACCTTAATACCTTTCTGACCGTTATCATATTCAACCTCTTCGTCAATAACCAAACAAGCAAATTTACCTTTTTGAAAATCAATAACTTCGTCAGCATCTACAATAAAAGGTTCAATATCTCTATTAGTAGATTGATCTACGCCTTCTTTTGGAATCAATGCAACTACTGAATTTGGCTTATTGATGTAGTGATTGCCTACGATAATATTCCAGAAAAACTCTTCAAGGTTGCCATAATTGCCAAATCTTTTCTCGACTAAGCTTTTGTATTCGTCTAAACCTTCAAGTCCTTCATTCCAAAGTACTGTATAGTCGTCGGCATTTCTAATGTTTCTTAGCGAGTTAGTAATACGCTTGAAAAAAGAAAGTAAGGTATTTTCAAAAGAATCTTTTCTATACTCTCTATGTTGCTTTTTTTCTTTCTTACAAGTTTTCTCAATAAACTTTGGAAGTTCAGTTTTTACACAATCTTCGATTTTTTCTTCAAGCTCAATAGAATCCTTATAAAACGGATGAGCCACCGCTTTATAGTTATTTTTCCCTTGGATAAGAGCTTCTAAATATTTCTGAAAAACATCTTTAATCATGAAAGCATAGGGGCAATGATGCCCCTTTAAACTATTGAACTTTTACCTTTAATCGAATTTCACCTTTTACGCCTACGCCATTAATGGCTACTACAGCATATTCGTATGTGCCTGCTGTCATTGTGGCTGGCAAAGTAAGTGTTTTTGCAATTGCATCATACGTGCCATAGTCTGCTGGCAAGCTTGAACCATCAGTTTTAAAGCAACCAATTTCTACGCCTGAATCTGCTGGATTCAATGCAAATACCAAAGTTCCTGCACCTGCCAAAGTTTTAGCGTATTGATAGTTTTTACCATCGTTTGCTGTGGCTGTTAATCCCGTTCCGCCTACAGTTGGCGCAGCGAAAGTAAAGAAGATTGGAGTTAAAATGCTTGCGGATGTTACGCCAACTAATGGTTGTACATCAGAATCAATCGAATCAGTTACACGGTATCCAATTGACCAACCACCAGTGATTCGTTGGTCTCTGTTGAATGGTGTATGTGTGATATTTTGATACACAACGCCATGCTCAGCATAATTCAACTGAGTTACTGAATTGTTAGTGAACAAGAAAATATCAAAAGGCTTATTATTACGTAGTAACGCAAAGAATCCTTTGTTTGCTGTCCACTTATCGGTAGATATATTTACCATGCCTTGGTACAAATCTACAGCCTTACCACCTGCTTTGTTGCCATAAGGAGTTGGGTCGCTATAACTTGTAGGTGCATCGTGAGCGCCTGAAATGTCCTTATTGATAAAGTAAGCACGTCCTTGCTTTGCTAGCGCTGTCAAGGTAGCTACAATATTCGAAGGCGTTACCGTCGCAGAGGTTACAGGATATACAGCATGAGAAGAAGCAAATGTACTTCCTAGCTTTAATCCTACCTCTTGGTCGACAAGCGCAATAGCAATATAATTGCCAAGAGTCTTGTCGTGTGCTGTTTCAAAAGAATTAAATGGCTTTTGCTCCAGCGTTGGGGTTACTAAAAATTCTCCTGCTTGCATTAGATCAATTTGATTATAAAGTCTTTTTGACTCGGTTTGAAATACGTTAAGCCATTGCCTTTTTCATCAAGTTCAATTTCTTTGAGTTCTTCACCTACAGAAACTTTTACTTTTTCAAATGGCTGACCTTTTACCTTTACGCAACCAGATGTACTATCATGGTCTTCAATAAAGGGCTTTAGAGATTCGATAACCTCTTTTGTTTCTTGTTGCTTTGCCATTATAGTATAACTAGCTTTAAGTTTGAAATAATTGTACTCGGTGTACTGACTAGTCTTACCTCGTAAGTGTAAGTACCAGAAGCTACACCGCCAACCGTTGCATAATATCTATCCCCATCGGTATTTGTTGTACTAACCCATGTACCTATGCCGTTAATTCTAAACTCTATTGAACTTGTGGCGTGTGCTGAGAAAGAAACAACATTTCCGCTTGGAGTATTATATGTAATAAAATAACCTGCACCCCAAATGTCCGTTACAGCTGGAGGAGAAGCTGGCTGAACAACTAAAGTGTAAGTTCTTTCTAAATAGTTGGCTGAATTATTACTATCAGTTACACGAACTTTATAGGTTCCTGACGCTGTATAGTTTTTGTAAGCGGTATTTCCACTTGCATCACTATCGAATTTATACACATACGAACCTACTGAACCAGTTACATTTTTTACAGTAACTTGTGTGCTTCCTAGAGCTTGAGCTATCTCTAAATCAAAGTTTACCTTAAACGGTATTATTTCTTTAATTACGTCAACCTCTGGAACTCGGTTTATATTCGTGGATGGATTGTAAATGCTTGCTATTTGGTCGCCAAACTCAGCAATAAAATCTTCATAAGTGTAACTTGAGCCATCAACTACAACTGTTTCGGGGACTTGAAAGCCCGTTAACTCGTCTAAAGACTCTACCACCAACACAGCCCCACCTGTCGCATTCCCTCTGGTAGTTACGTAGGCCTCAATTGGCTGACCTAAGCCAAGACTAGGAACTGTTACCGTAGCGTAAGAATTTATCAATGTTGCGCTACCTAGCAAGTCATTTCCGCTATATACTAATACAGTTGTACCATTGGCATAGTTTGCCAATACAGCAACTTGTGTACTGTTTTTTACAAAGCCGTCTATGATATATGCTAATTCCATAAAACAAAATTCATAAATTTCAATTATATGGCAAAAAAAAAATCAGCCACTAATTTGTAAGTGGCTGATTTTTAATGTTTTAAAAATTCTTATTAAACAATTTTATTAATAATGTTATTATTTATGATTGTTTCATACAACCTATTTGCTGCTAGTATTTGTGCGGCTTTATTCATATGGATTTTTCCATTATTGTCTATACTAGACGATGTGAAATATGTAGATGCTTGGGTGTTTGGGTCAAACAGATTACCAAACTCGCAATAATATATATAATTATTACTAGTATTAGCTACGCCTACATTACTACTATTAACAATGTTTTGCATTGTATTTCTAAGCGTAGCTAATGTGTTTTGCTTAGAAGTAGACTCCCCGTTTGGGCATGGAGAAATAAGGATTAAAATACTATTTGGGTATCTTGTTTTTTTCCAATCCACTAAATTTTGCAAGTGTGTTGAATATAAATTGTCTGCAACATTTCCAGGGTTATTAGTTCCAAGGTTATACAAAATAATAGATGGATTGAAGGGCAAAGAAAGAAAACCTTTTAATCTATTATTTTCGTAATCATTTGTCGTGGTATTTGCTAGAGACTTATCGACAATTCTAATATTTATATTATGGTTGTCTTGTAGATTCTTTTTTAGCAACCACGTGTAAATATCCCATGCTGATGTTGCATTTTCGCAACTTGTACCTTCTGTGTTACTATCTGCAATACACAGCATAGTATAATCTGCATTGTAATCTACATCGACACTTAATGTTGTAATACGTGCTGTTGCGGTTGCTACAACTCCCCCAGTTCCCGCATTCACTCGGCCTTTGATATTTACTCCAAGTGGCTCTTGTGGATTAAGGAAAAAATTAGTAGGCATCACTATTCCATTACTACCAACAACCCCTTGATACACATTACTTGCCCCACCTACTTGTGCCCGCATAATAACTGGCTCACTTGCCCAAAGAGATAACCCGTTAATAAAATAACGTTTTGTTAGTGGAGGTCTTACGGAGCCTACCGATATATTACTTGCTATAGTTCCAGCAGTAGCACCATTTGTTGATGGAGTTTGAACTCCATCAAAAAGGTAATTGGTCGGATAAAAACTGCCAAAACCAGTTGTAGGTTGCATTCCTTCTGTGCTTACGAAGTCTATAATATCACAATAAGGAAAATTAGACTTTTTTATATTTACCCTTAAGTTTCTTGCCATTTTTTTTATATATCTTGTGTTACTAACCAATTTAATACATTGCCATCGTGAAGATAAAAAGTTTTTTCTCCTCCATTCGTTTCATCATTATTTACTTTTACTATCCTAGGATTATTAGCTTCTGATATTGAATAAAAGCTATCTGATACTTCATAGCCTAAAGGGTAATCCAATAGGTCTTTTGTGACTAGTCTTACATCAGCTGGGTCTATTTGCTGAGTGTTATTGTCTGGAAATCTGCTATTTATTTCTTGCAAAATTTCTGCATAAGGTTTTCCCATATTATATTAATTAAATCCGTTATCAAATCCTTCATTGAATCCATTTTCACTTGGCAAAGAAATTACCTCATTTTTATACTCAACCGAATCAATAGTCACTAAAGGTTCATTACTTGACTCAGTTATTATTAAATCTGAATCATACTCTTTAATCTTAATTATTGCCTCGTCATAAGGGTAAAATCTCAAAAATTCAGCATCTTTATTGATTCCTTCAAGCAAGATTAAATTTCTTAATAATTCGCCATTCCTAAAGTAGGATACCTTTACTTTTCTTCCTTTTGGCACGTTGAATAATAACTTGTATTCACCTGCTAAGATATTAGTTTCTTTGACTATATATCTAGTTTCTGAGCCTGTAACGAGTATTGTTTCAATGCCTAAAACTTCGCTACTAATCACGAGCTTTGCATAACTATTTTCAGTTGGCATAGTAGAAAGAAATTTATCTCGATTGTCTTTTTCTTCTTGCGCCATGACTGAGCCTGTAAGTTGAAATTTATGATAGCCATTTGTAGGTTGCCAGTTTTGTAAAGCCCCTTCACAAGAATAAGCAACGCCATCAATAATCAAATCTTTGTGTTTAAGCCACTGCACCAAAGCATCTCTGGTGCCTATTGGTATTATTTCGGTGACAATATCGCTAGCTTGTTGTATTGTTGTTACGCCTCTGGTTTTACCGCCATCTAGCAAACTTACAATATCTTCGTTGATTACTTGCTTTGGCAATTCAACCCAAAGGTTAAATCTAACGCACTGAGATAAATTAGGCTCTATATAGTCATAGTCAAAGCATTTTCCATTGTTGGCTACTTCGATCAGTGGCGTTTCGCTATGATAAAAAACATTGAAAATATCTTCTTTTACTTCAACATAATTTCCAATGCTTACAATTTCAGTGCCATTTGTCAAAGCTAGTTTGTAGCTTCCTTTTAGAACGTCATTGAAATTCATTTCAGCCACCAATTGAGTACTTTTTTTATTTTGTGGCTGTTGAACTATCGTTACATAGGCAATATCGTTGCTAGTATATTTTTCTCCATTCTCGGCAAATGCTGAAAATGCTGTGCCTGTCGGAACGTCTACTAGGAAATATGTACTGCTTCTCCCAAAGTAAGCTAAAACGTTATCGATAGTATCTCCATCCTTTACCGTGTAGCTATCTGAGCCAATGTTAAATACATTCCCAGCTACAATATTATTGTTAAGAAGTACAGCGTATCTATCAATCGTATAGCTAGCAAAAGTTTGCTTATCATACAATCCGAAGTTTGGCGTATTATTATTTGGTATCGACTGCGTGCCAGTTAGTACGGTAATTATTGGAATAGTTCCACTAGCCACATGGTACTGATTTCCTCCATCTGGATTTAACACATCCTCAATGCCAGTTTTAGTATCACCAGATTGAACTACATAAGTTATAGTAGTTTTCCCTGTGGCTTGAATCTGAATGATATTCCCAGCCACAAACTGCCCCAATACTGTAATTTTGTAATGGTCTAACCCTGAGCTACTACTTAGTAGATCGGCTTGAACATTAGGGCTAACTAAATTTTGTTGTTTAGTACTACCAGCTTCGAATGAGGCAATAGCCATACTTCCAGCGGTGACATAAAGTCTATCTTTACCATTGTAGAAAAAATCCTTTACAGACTGTACTGTATCCGTTTCGCTTATGGTAATTGAGGCGCTTCCGATAGTAAAAATGTTTCCTACTGCAATATTGTCTAATCTAATCAAGTATGAATCCTGACTAGGAATCGTTACCGAACCAATAAAAGAAGTATTAATTGAGGGATTATTTGTATTGTACTCTAGCACCTCACCAATACCGACTGAAATCTTTTCGCCTTCAATATGGAACGAGTTCGAAAAATATGCACGAATGGTCAATAATTGCCCATCTTGGAAACAAACTACTGGCGTGTGAGGGTAAGATTCAAAATGATGTTTAATCGCTTTGATATACTCGTATAAGTCTTGTTGCTGACCTCTGAAAGTTCCAAATAAGCTACTCCCATCTTTACGGGTCAAAGCAAATTGTTTATATCCATTTGGTACTGAATTAATAGTGATTTTTGTCTCACTGTACAATTCAGGTTCTTGTAGTCGAAGTGTTCCGATATTTTTTACAATAGCGTTAGTTTTCGGATTGATTAAAGATACTTTTGTAAACCTATAATCATTTCCTTTCAAATCAGCTTTTGGCAACAACACACGCCACTTGTCGCCAATCTTAGCTATTAGACTAGAATACAAGGAATTTTGCTGATAGTAATTATTACCATCAATGCCACCAAATCGAACGATATTTGCAAAATTGTTTTTCATTCTAGTACCAAGCCAAATAAGAAAGTATTGTTTGTCATCCTGTATTCTTTTCGAAGCAATAAGGCTTTTTTAGTAACCCCTCCTTCCATCCATGAGAATACATTATAAATCTGGTCGTAAGTTACAAAATCTTTATTTAATTCAATGGCAACTTCTTCGCCAGCAATACCCGATCCATTAAATTTTATTTGTTCGTAACCGCTTACAAGCTCATATCCCCCGACGCTCGATAGGTAATCAATAGAGTCACTGTACCCTAAAAAGAATTGCCAATTTTCTAAGATGTTTTTAGGCGTTAGTGCTTCGTTAGAATCCGAATCAATATCAATCAAAAAAAGTTGATTATCAAATTTATCGTCAGTTGTAGTGCTTGATTTGTCTTGCTTATACTGCATCCTACGAATGTACTCAATCAATTTACTTGATGCACTCAATCTACTGCATATTAAATATAAATTTGATTTCACTTGGTCGTATCCTGTAGCATATTCGGCTTGAGTATTTATTTCATTATTACCAAGCTGAGTTCCAGACTGCCATGTATTATATCCAGCTTTGACAGTATTATAAATGTAGTTATTGGCAAAGCTATATTCTATACTTGCGATACACGAACGGTCAATAAATTGAACGTACCCTTTCGGTAAGTCTTTTATGTAAGATATTTTTATTTTATCCTCTGTACTATTGCACGATAAGCAAAATATCTTTTTCAGGTCATCAAAGATATAGCCAAAAGAAGCATTGATATTATTCTTTCCGTCTCTTATATTTTTACCAGTGGTTAGGTATAATGATTTTAATATATCAATATCACTTTCAAATACAACTGAGTTCTTGGCGCATATTTGACTAATGGCGTCATAAATGCTTATTGCCCAACATTGCGAGCTTGATTCGTAAATATCCTCCTCAATACTTAGAAAGCTATCTGACTTGAAATTAAAATCAAACGAACCGTTAACACTATGTATCATTACTGAGATACTTTCGTTAGTATCAATAGTAATCGCCTGGTTAAAGATAACATTTTTTGAAGCCGTTGAGGAGGTTGTATTGAAGCTAACTAAATGCAAATCCTTAACAACGGCACCATCTGCACTTATTACAACCAAAGCCACATTGAAAGTATTGGCACTTGACGAACTTGCATCAAATACTAATTGCCCAGAAACGTTGATATTTTTCTTTTGAGTAGTAGAATTTATATAAACGGGACTTTTACCAAATGGATTTAATACCGACAATCCCAGACCTTCACCAACTGATTCTTTATTCTTTACTTTGAATGGAATCGCAAACTCTTCTTTACCGAAAATTACGGCAAGAGTAGAATCTATTTCATGTGATACTGTGCCAAAAATATCCTGTTTTTTAAGCGTGATTTGTTTGTTTGGCGTAAGAGAGTAAACCGTATCAATATTGTTATCAAAAGCATTTACAGCACCGCCATCACGAAACGAGCAAGAGTATCCTTGTTCTGTTCGTACCAATGTAGCAAAATCAATAAAACCCGAATATAAAGCTTTGTTGTAGTCGTTTTTAATTTCAAATAATACCTGAGCATTTACTTTATACTTTAATCTATGCGCCTCTATTAAATCTATGGCTTTTTTTTCTATAAATTCAACTTGACCAATACCGACTACCCTTGCAAGTTTTCTTCTTACAATGCCAAAATAGCGTTCATTCCTTACCTCTGTCTGGTAAAGACCTTTTACGCCTTTAGGCTCTTGTATTTGTACAGTATTTAATGTAAAAATCATAACTCTTGAATAAGCTTGTCAACTCTTTTGATAAGATCGGGGTTCTGCTTGTTAGTAGTGCTTAGTAGAATAGTTATTGTATTTCTATACTTCTCTAATTCAGCCATAGAAATTACTACCTTAGTATTACCCTTGTTTCGAGTATTGGCTAAAACCTTCTTTGCTTTTTCAATAGCCATCTTACTATTGAAACCATTCTGACTAGGGTCTAATACGTGCATTCGCAAGTCCTTTAAGGTACTTTTCATTTCATCGTATTCCTCACGGTCAAATATAGCAACATTTATTCTATCTGGCTTCTTAGTTTTGCTCATAGTCGTTGAATTTTATACAAATATATCATTTTGTATGGACAATAAAAAAGCCCCAAAGTAGGGGCTTACTGGGTTATACTAATATGCGAACCTCGTAAAGCTTCATTAGTTCACTATCAACTAATACTTTAAATAATTCACTTTGCTCTTTGGGTAATCCTTCTACTAATGCTCTGTACTTATGTATATTTGAAAGTATTACCATTTCAGTTGCCTTTATGGCTGTTTTCCTATTAACGCCAAGGGTGGTAATAAAATCAGATACCCAATTTTCTACTTGTTCTTTTGGCGTGTATGTTTTTTCGCTATTCATTTGATTTATTGGGTTTATTGCTGTTTGTGTAAATTCAACTTCTTTTCCACATACCATTGGATTAGCTGGCACAAAATCCTCAATATTTCTCATTATTCCCATTTTATTTGTTGGTTTACTATGAATAATTATATTGTTTACCTTTTTCAACGATTCAGTTAAAGATTCAATTCTAGTCATTGCCTCTTCATAACTATCTGGTTGACCTAAATCTTCTATGCAAGTCATTTTACCCATGTTGTTGTTGTTTACTTACTCATTGCAATATCAAAAGCATTCTCAATAAACCTGTCTGGCAATCTGAATCTTTGGCGTTTTCTTCTTAATAAAACTTCGTCTCTTATTTCAAACTTTGCCTCATCATTAAAATTCAAATACTTTTTCTTAAAAACATATACTGCTATCAAGAAAGTAATATCAAAGACGATAGTAACATTATCAGCCAAAAGTATAAATAGTGGTCTGATAATTATCAAGTAAACTACCAATGGAAGCCAAAATAAACCACAGATTAAAGAAATAATAATCAACCAAATTGTATTTTCTATTTCAAATTGGTCATCAATAATCGACCAAGAAAAATAAACTCCAAACCCTGAAAACATCCCGTAAATCAAGATTCCTATGTAGGTTAATAGTTCGTTCATGCCATTAAATATCTTCTCCACGCTTTAATCTTTGTATTTTACACTTCAAATCTTTAATGTAAATACTATGTAGCACCAAGTCATTATCTTTTTCAAACCTTTGTTTTACTTCATTAGATTTTAACTCTATAAGCTCCTGTTTAAGCCTTTTTATTTCGGGGGTGTCGTGAGATTGTTTCATGTTTTTGGTTGATTTTCCTGTTCGTTAATCCATACTACTAAATCTTTGGCGTCAATATTTGGCTTATATGTGCCATTGGCGATGCACCAGTTTGTGAATGCTAGCATTTGTTTTGGGGTGAATGCTCGGTGTTTCATTAGCCTTGTTTTTGAGCCTTTAAATGCTTTGCCATCCTTCAAGAAACCCTCTAAAGAGCAGACATTAAAGTTTACAGTGATTGGATAAGCACTATCTTCGTCTATATCCGTGATAATGCCTATTGGCTTGCTTTTTACTCCTTTGTAGGACTTTACTACCAAATCGCCTACTTTAAATCTTATTTTCATTTTGCTGGTTGGTTTCACAGAAGGACATTATTGTCCCTCTGTGATGATAGTGACATCTATGTCCCCATGATAATACATACACAAAAATTAAACACGCCAAATTTATAGACTCCCTTTTCTTTGCCGATAAGGATAATAAACCCGTCGTTAAACCATAACGTCCAGTGATTTCTGATTATCACCCTAAAACGTTTTGTTTCTAGTAGGGTGTAATAGGGTTTATTTGGGTCTAGTTGCATAGCTTTAGCATTCAAAAGAATAACCCTCTTTTACAAGTAAGGACGATTCTAGTTTGTAAAAAATTAATACTTCGTTTACTTCCCTTCCGTGGCAATCTGCTAAAACATGTACAAACCACTTGCCATTTCTGTAGCCTGTCTTTAGTACCTTTTTTACGGTTGCTTCTAATTGGTTCATGGCTTTTTTAGTTTAAAATTAAAAAATCAATAATCAATACTGTGCCAAGTGGCAAAATGAAAAGCAATAGCCACGCTAAAGCTTCTTCTTGGAGTTTGATTTTGTGTTTCATGGTTTCGATAATTGTTTAAGTTTATTAGACAACTCCTCCAATTCTTTTAATTCTTCTCTTTTGCTTTCTATTACCTTTTCAAGTAATGGCAATAAATACTGTGCCGATTTCCTTTCGTACATTGATGTAGATTTAGTCACAAGTCCTCCAGTCTCCATTTTAGAAAAATTTCCTTGCGAATGAATACCTAAATGATTAGATAGTTCTCCTTGTGTAATCCTACAAGCCTCTCTTGATTTCTTGATTACTCTATTCATTATTATATGTGTTTTGTATAAATTTACACACAAATATATAAATAAATATTATATATGTCAAGTAACCACAAAAAAAAGACCCAAGGTATAACCCTGAGCCTTTTTGCAACAACTAACGTTTTATTAACTAACCAACATTTTATCTATGTATCTTGCTTTGTAATTATGGCGCTCTTCTTCGATTGTCATTTTATAGCCATCAATGTTTACTTTGAGCATGGATTTATTTTCTATGGCATGGCGCAATTTTACAAGCTCTTCAATTGTTGCCACATCCTTTTGACTTCCTAATCCTTCTGGAACTACCATATTCATTTCGAAGTTTTTCACCAAGTTAGGCATTAACTCCTTAATGTTATTGTAAACTTTGAGATTATCTACTAATTCCTGATTGCTCAATCTTGCACCTCCTATTTGTTCGTTCAGGTCTGTAGGGATAATTCGCTCACCTTTATTAACCCTCGCTGGAACCGTATCTATGCCACTAGGATACTGATTTGCAATATCCACATAATCAGAACCCTTGAAAAAGTTAGGCGTTGTGCGTGGTTCTGGGTAGTATAATATCTTTCCGTTTTCATCTCTAACTGGCGGGTATGTTTCATATATAGACCTAACATAATTACCTTCTTGGTCGTAATCATTACCAACAGGCATTTCGTGTCCATCTGGCCCAGGAGTTCCAGGCTCATCAGCTGTTTGCCCGCCATAAGGGGCATCTTCTGTTTTTGCTGGCTTACCACCCTCTTGTCCAAGATTTGGGTTGTAATTAGGGTCAGTATATGTACCACCTTTTACGCTACCAGTCCATCCAACTTGATCGTACTTGCTACCCAGTGGCGATTTATACGACATTGAAGAAACTTTTGCAATCATGGCTGCCGAAGCTACTGCAATAGCAACTGCCGCTGCAATAGCATAAGGCAAAGTAACAAGTGCTGCATAATAAGGAAGTAATGCCGCCTCAGCCATTAATGCTTGCAAGAGGATTTGAGTAATCATCATCTCCTTTTGTGCTTCAAACTTTTGGCGCTCTATTTCGTCCTCTCGCTTGGCTTGTTCTTCGTTGAGGCTATTTACGTCTTTAGTATATTGGTCATTGATTTGCGTTTTCTGGTCGGTAGCATTTTTGGTTATTTCGACGCTAGCATCTGCGTACTTTTTCTCTATCTTTTCCTTTTCTTCGGAATATCTTTTATCAATTTCTAATTTACTATTAGCGTGAGCATTTTCTAAATCTTCAAGCTCTTTATTTATAGCTTCCTTTTTAGACGCATAATCATCTTCATTAGATTTTCTATCTTGATTATACTTATCATCAAGCTTGCTTCTTAAGTCGTCGTATTTAATATCTAAAGCCTCTTTAGCTCTTGATGCATCATCGGCAGATATTAAATCTTGTCTTCTTTGCTCGTTGATAATCCTAATCTCTTCATCTTTGGCTTTTTGTAGTTCATCTTTTTCCTTTTTATAAGCCTCAGATAACGCATCTAATTTATCATTTTGCTCTTTTTCTAAGTCGGATTTTCTTTTTGATATTGCGCTCTTTCTATCGTCATAATCTAAACCTAGCGCTTCCAATTGGGCTTTTCTTTGCTTTTCAAGACTATCCAATTCGGCTTTTCTTTGTTTTTCAAGAGTATCTAGCTTTGCCTTTTCCTCTTCATTAATAAGCTTTATCTTTTCATCCTTTATTTGGGTCGCTAAATCAATTTGTTCCTGAGTCGCCTTGCGAGTGTATTCAAGTTCTGCATCTAACTGCTGAATCTTGAAGTTATACTCCATTTGATAATAACTAGATACCAAACTTAACGCTGACTGAGTAATAGAGGCTATATTGTTCAAAGTTTTTTCAGTACCTGCAATCTTAATTTGATTAGCTTTATCAAAGTCTGACATAGTAGACTTGTTTATCTCAACTACTTTTATCTGGTACTGCTCTTCAAACTGCATTCTTTTGTCGTTATAGTTTGAAAATTCTCTAGTCAAGTTACTTAAAAATGAAGTGAACCGCTGAAATCTAGCGTTACTAATCATTAATTCCTCCTCAGTCTTTGCAAACTTTTTCGTCAATTCTATCTTAGCCTCGATATTGTCACCAAGCAATTTGTATTGTGCATCGTAACTTTTTTTCAGGTTAGATACTGAATCATTAGCAAACCCATTTACAGTTTTAGTCATATTATCAAAAGCATTTGACGCTAATTTTATAGTATCACTCAACATTTTTTGGTATTGCATACTCTCTTTTTCGTATAAATGCAATCTATCTAAACTAGCCTTAGTAAAGTACTTTTTTTCAGCGTCTACCCTGTCGGTTGTAGTCTTTTGTGCAATAACCTGATAAGCCTTGTACTGTACAGAATCTTTGCCGTAAGTTATTTCTAAAAATTTCAAATGGCGTGTTTGAGCTTCTTCCTCAGCTTTTAGGCGCTTGATAGTATTGGCAAGTATTTCATCGTCGGTCTTTTTGCCATACTTGGTAATGATAGCCATCTTATGATGCTGAGTTTTGGCGCTTAAAACCTCCTCATAAACTGCTCGAGCATCATCACGCTTATTTAAGGTATCAAGATAGCTCTGATACTGCTTTTGGTAGTCAGCATTAATTTGCGCCAACTGCTTAGTAGTCTCTTTTTCCTTATCAATACGTGCCTTTGTTGATTCAGTGGTAAGCTGAACTACGCCACGTTGAATCTCATTAACTTGTATGTATTCCTGTTGTCTTAATGATTTCCAGCTTGCTTCATAAGACTTCGTAATAGTATCTCTATCTTTTAAGTATTTAGCCTGAATATCAAGGATAGCTTTAGTCTCTGAATTAATATCCTTGTACGTAGCTTGTGCTTGCTTGATTCTATCGTCCCTTTCAGCTTTGAGTGCTTCAAACTTTTTCTTATAGATTTCATCGACTGTCGCAAAAGTCATGGTTTTGGTTTCCAGCTCGGTCTCCGCCAAAATCTCTTTAAGCTTTGCACTTGTGATATTCTGGTTTTTTACTTTGTCTTCGCCCACAGTTTTTGCTATTGCTACCTCCGTTTTACCTAGCTTTTCAACTTCTTTTGTGTACCATTCTTGGTCTTGTTTTTGAGCTTCTAAATTACCTTTGTGATTTTCTAACTTGTCTCTTAATTGGCGTTTAAGATTGTTTATCTCTCTAGCGTTAATAGATGTTCTTATTTGCTCAGAATCATCTGTTAGCTTATTGATTTGCTTAATTGTTGATTCTGCTACACTGCCCAAAGATTCATAATTCTTAATCTGTTGATTAATAGCGTTCATGTCCAACGTACTACCACCCATCGATGTAGTGATAGTAATAGATTTTTGAGCTTTAGCCAATTCCTGAACAAATTGTAAATCGTTAGCGTACTGCTTAGATAATGCAGAATTTTCAGCACGCAACTTTTGAACAATATCATATCTTTGCTTCTCTACCTCTAAAGCCTTTTCACTTAACTGTTCAGCTTTTGCATTAAGTACGGCTAACTGTATTTTCTTTTGAAGTTCTCTGTTTGTAAGCGCAATTGCGGTTGTTACTGCATCATGGTTATTCTTCTCAGTACTTAGATTGCTGAAATACGCTGGAAACTGTTTTTGTAGCTCAATAACAGTATTCTTGTACTCGTCTGTACCCTGCTTTGCGTTGGCCAACTTGCTAGTAAGCTGATTAAAGCTAACTACCTGTTTTTGTGCGTTATCAATTTCAGCACTTTGCACTTCCAATACCTCTGTATTGATTGCCTTATATGCGTAGTATGCTGTAATTAGTCCACCAATTGCTGTAACTACTAAAGCCAATGGGTTAGCCCTTAACGCTGTATTGAATGCAGTTGCTGCAACTGTTGCTTCTGTTTGCGCTACTGTCATAACTGCCATTGAGCCAGTTCTTGCACGATCAAGTAAGATTAATTCGCCTTGAACTATTTTTGTTACTTCGTTAACTCCATTCCATAAGCTTTGCGCTAATGCCACGCCTTTTGTAGCTACTACATACGTACCAATTGCGGAGGCTCCTGCTTTGATAGCTTCCGTAGTGCGTTGCAACGCTGATTCACTGCCGATTGTGGCCGTCATTAAATCCTTGGTAGTTTCTATTGCTGACTGCAAAGTATCTTCATAGAATGTACCAATTCTAGCCTTGGCAATAAAATAAATATCCGCCAAGTTAGATACTTGTCCACCAAGGGTTTTTGAAGCTGTAGCCATTGAGTTGTAATAAACCCCACCTACTTTTGTAGCATCCATCAAAGCTTTTTCTACATCAGCAAAAGCAATCTTGTGATTTTCAGCAAGTTTAATAACTTCCTCTCGTGGCTTCTCCATCGACTTTGCTAGTAAGTCAAATAACGGTACGCCATTGTCAGTAAACTGCTTAATCTCCTGAGCCATCAACTTGCCTTTGTTCTGTACATCGGTCATAGCCTTAGCAATCAAAGGGAGTTTTTCAATCCCGACACGAGAAGAAATATCGCCTAATGTATTGATATAAGGTATCAACTTGTCAGTCTCAACGCCCATCGCTTTTAGTCGCAAGGTCGTTTCCATCAATTGCTCAACTTCGAACGGTGACTTTTGGGCAATCTTAATTACCTCTGCATTAATCTGGTCTGACTTCTGCTTGTTACCTATCATATCAGATAGTGCCATAGAAAACAAATCAACCTTTGTTTTGGCATCAATAACTTGCATTCCAAACTGATATACCTCTCTAATTGAAAAAGCAGATACCACCATTGTGGCAAATGTCTTGACCGTATTACTTAGGTCGTCGTATGCTCCAGCTTGCTTTTTTAGTTCTATCAAACGAGCTTGTGCTTCTGCTTTTTCCTGCACTAATCTTGCACGGCTTGCATCGTTTGCTTCCTGAGTACGTATTTTTTCGTCAGCAATAGCTTTAGCCTTAACCGCATCAGATTGATTCATGCGCTCTTTAGCTTCTGCTTTAGCATCAGAAATACGTTCCTGCGTCTGAGCTTTAGCATCAAGCGTCATGCGCTTTTGCGTCTCAGTTAGTTCTTTGTAATTAGCATTTGTTTCGTTGAGCTCTTTTCTATTGTCAAGATAGGCTTGTCTAATTTCAGCTAGTTGTTTTTTATATTCAATACTAGCTTGTTTGGCGGAGGCTGACGAGCTGTTTACAATCGCTATCTGCTCTTGTTGCAAGCGAATGTTTTCTTCCAGTGAAGCATTATAGGCGAGTAAATCCGTCCTATCTACTTCTATCTTATATCTGACGTTTTTTTCCATGTCGGATTTTCTTTATATTTGTGCAGATAATAGTAAAAACGGATAGATATTTTTAAACCTCCCCTTGTTATAGAGGAGGTTTTTTTTGTTGTTTACAGGATATAATATATTTTTTCGTAAAAATACTCTTTACATACTTTACACGAATAAGTCAATGGTTTGTCTTCCTTTTGTTTGTCTTCAAAAACATAAACTACACTTTTTGTTTTGCAATTTGGGCATTCTAAAGGAAATATTCTACCAAGTATTTTTCTAATTAACTTTGTCATGTCGTTGGTTTCATGTTAAAATCCTGCTTCTTTTCTAAATTCAGTTTTTCTGGCTGTAAGTTTATCGAAATGCTCTTTTAGCTTAATTGGAATAGGTATAGCTACAACCCATCTTAAATAAGGCAATATCCCAGCAAATCCAATACCCCAATGGTAATCAAGTACAAAAGAAAATTCAAACTGAAAGTTGTCTAATGTCCATATCTTAAAAAATAGCCACTTAAAACAAAAACTTTTTGTTTCGTAATAGTTAGCTTGTTTGATTCTTAAGTATGGCAACAGTGGAAATATAGAATCTTTACCAAACTCTTTTATATCAGTTTTTTCTTCTCTATAAACATTGCATTCGGCAGTCATTGGTTGTTTTGTTTTCATGTCGTCGGTTGTTTAAACTTCTTCTCAATAAACTCGGTTCGTTTCATAAACTCTAGTACTGTCAAGCTTTTGGCGTTCATAGTTCCGTTGTCTTCTAGTACACATACAAGTTCCTCAAATTGTTTCTCCTGAACCACAAGGTAGTTGCTCGGTGAGCTAGTAAATATTTTCGGCTTCATTAAGCTAGTGAAATAATCGTATGCTTGTTGTAGTTGCTTTTGATGTACTTGACTTTCTGGTTCTAGTAATAATTGCAATTCAGCAAGCATTTTGCGCTTAATGTTACTGTAGTAGTTCAAGTCATTAGCTGTATCATTAGCAAACTTTTCAGGAAAATAAATACCTAACTCGCTATCCACTTTTTTCTAATATCCTCGAGTGCCTCCTCCACGTCTCCCTGTGATACCTGTGTTTCCTCTAGTAGCCTTAAGCATTCCTCCTGCTCAATATCATTGTCAATATCACCCACTTTTCGGTCATTGATACTATAACACAACGCCAAAAAAGCGTTTGATTGATAATTAATGCCTTCCAACATCGACCAGAATAATACGTGTAGATTCTCACGTTCCTGTAGTGCTTCTTGTATCTTATTGCCACGCAGGAAAGTATCTAGCTTTGCGAAGTGCTTGCTTATGGCGTTCAAGTCAGATCCAATACCTGAATCTTGTATCAAGGCTCTATTGAAAGCATTATACCGCTTAATCGGCAAGTCTCGAATACTATCATACAGTATTATTTTGCCGTTCGTGGCTTGTATAGTTTTCATAGTGTACCCCCTTGACAAGCGTTCACTAATTCGACCAATTCCGGTGCCGACATTGGAATTATAAAGCAAGAACCTCCACTACAAATAGTACTAGCCTTTTCGGTAAATCCTTTGTGTGGCGTAATACTCGATACTTCATAAAAATAGCCGTAATCAATATCGTAATCAGAGATTGACAACTTAGCATCTAAGCCAAGTAATTCATTTGTTTTTTCTTGCTGTTCAGCGTATTCACTATAATACACTACAGGTAATTTAATTGGATTTTTCATAAAATTATTGTTTACGGTTAGCTCTCTCTTTCTCTTCCCTAATCTTATCTAATCTATACTGGAAATAGACGTGGAAATCTTCTGCACTGCCTTCAAGTAATCGGCAAAGCTTGTCAAGGTCTCCATCCGTAATTTTAAGTAATTCTCTTCTTCTGGAGTCAACTCTACCGCCAAGATACTCGACAAAAGACTCATATTGTTGAGGCGCTGTAGTTGAACGTCGTCCGCTGTAAATTTCAGGAAATCGCTGTCTGAAAGAGTCGGAAACGGATTCCAAATATTTTGTGTAAACGATAAAAAAAAATCATTCAACTTTGGATGTTTCAAAAACTGCTGTTTCTTTTCTTCGGTAATCTCCTTATTGACGCGTGACGGGTTTTCTCCATGGCGGATAAACCAAAGTGCTGCCACATCAAAAACTCTTTCATACAAGAATCCTACTTCCGTTTGGCGCTTCATACTTGTAGCAATACCTATACCCTCAGTTGCTAGTGCGTTGATTTCCTTTGGATTATTGACATTGTTCATGATACGCTGAAACAGCCCAACAAACACGCCAAGATTGAAATCTAGGTCTTCCTTTTTGAGCACCCAGTTTGCGTGCTCTGTCATAATATCCGAAAATGCAAAAAGTCTTTCTTGTGACAACTTTGCGCCGTTTTCGGCAAACTGGTAGTAAGGAACACTATCGATGACAAAAATTGGCTTTTCGCTTAAAATGTTTTCTTGGATAGCCTGTTCAAAGGTCATTGATTGCCTCCTTTCTTAGCCAATTCATCCTCTAGTATTTTGTTGGCTATCTTTCTGTTTTCCTCCAGGTTTTCTTCGTACTTGTATTCTTGGTATTCCGATTTCAATACGCTGTACAAGGCATAACCAACAGCACTATTGACTATCGCAATAAGAAAGTAGGCAAAGTAAGTGTATCCATCATCGAATAGATAAGAATGTACTTGTGAGTACAAGTAGAATAAGTAGAATACTACGAGAATCAAAGCTCCGATTAGGTTTCTTTTGTGTTTTTTCATGTTAGTTGTTATTTACGTTGGAATATTATTTTCAAAACTTGTCTCAATATAATTGATAGAATTTGATTTTTGCTCATCACTCAGCCACATATCAAAAAAATACTTTCTGTCGTTGTTTGTGGCCCTGATAATGTAGTTAATCACAAAGGCATATTTGTCTGGATTTTGCCCCAACATTTTGTTATTACCCCAGTAGCGTTGTAGTATCATTGTACTTTCCTCGCTGTAGCTCACTAAGTCTACTTTGTCAACCTTCGCAATGAAGTCGTTTAAGTATCTGCCAACATTTGGCTTATTACTCACACCAACCAGCATACCTTCAAACTTGTAAGTCGGCAATGAATGTTCTTGCAGTGTTCCGTAATTACTAATCTTTCCTTTATCTATAAGATGAAATAGTTGCAAGTCAAACCTATCATCCTCTACAATGAAGTTGCCTTGTTTATCGTGAACTCTATTTGTCTTGTCGTTGCTGTCATATACCTGCTCACATTCTCCAAGTATCTGACAATTCCACATAAGCCCTGAAAAATCCCTAGGTAGTGCCTCTGTAATGGCATTATTGATGTTCTGTATTACTTCTTCTAGTCTCATAACAATTGTTCTATTTCTTTTTCTAGGAAATCAAGTGCCTCTATGGCTTCTGCGTCCGTAGGATTAAATATGTCAGTTCTGAAAATATACTCGTTCTCTAGTGCTTTTCTTGCTTCCTTGTCGCTGTCAAAGCCTATTTCAGATTCAGAACTATCTGTACTCAGCACCTTGAATGAAGCCATCATATCGCCTGACATTGTTAAGTCCACATAATCTGTTTGTAATCCTTGCGCCCTTCTTTCCATAGCGTGAATTTTCGAGTATCTGCCAACACGAACAGGGCTGTAAGTAACCATAGGATTATTGTTGCTATCTTCGCCCAGTACTGTTATGCGAAACTTGGCGTTACCTACTAATCCGTCTGACGCTTTTTTGAGCGTGAACGCCAAGAATAAATCAAGGTGCTCCATTTTCTGGAGCGTGTCCCGTAGTGCGTTCTCTTGTTCGATTAGTTTCATGGCTAGATACTTGATAACTTCCTATATATCTCCCTTGTAATATACCCTTGCAAATAACAAAAAGCCTCTGAATTTTTAACATTTATTTCAATTTCAAGACTCTCTAATATGCTTATCACTGCATGCGATATTTCATGTTGTAATGACGAATATTCGAAATTACTTACTGGAATCTTTGGCATCCAAATAATTACGTCTGGATAGCAAACTTGGTCTATTGCTAGTCCAGATGCGTTCCTGAATTTGTCTAAATATAATTCATCTAAATTACATTCGAACTTTTTTTCAATATACCCTTTAAGCTCTTCTATCTTATAGCCAAACGAAAAAAGTATTGATCTGTGATATATATCCAAATTGACTATATGCGAAAATTTTGTAACTGTCATATTATCTTGACTGAATATAAACGCTTGGCCGTGTCTCTGGATTCATTCCTAAGCTAGAATGTTGTCTAACTACATTGTAGATAATCTCTAGCTTGTTGGTTAGTTCCTTGTTGTATTCCTTCTCGTAGTCCTGCATGGCAATATCCATACTGTCTCTATTAACAAGCTCCCAGCGACTAGCCTTCTTAGTTCCGAGCGTGTATCTATACAACTCAACAACACACTTATAAGCCAACGCCAAAACCAATTCATTGCTATACAACTCAATCACATTGTCAAAATTTGACGTAACGTCTAATGAGATATTGAGCAAACTTTGGTCTGATTCTACAATATTGTCTTTTGTTGGTGTGGCGGAGGCTGTTTCTGCCGACACCATAGAAATAGTTTTTCCTTTGTATTGTGGTAAAAATCTAAGTGGCTTGATCTGCGTTCCAAACTTAATGGCCACAAACAAGAACCCGTTCGGATAGGTTGGCGTGAATGTGTAATTAAGATTCACTCTGTTTTGTCCGATTACCACATTAACATTTTGGCTTGTCAGCTCCTTGTTTTCAAACAAATCGAAAACTTTGATTGTAGCTGTAGTTGTGATATTACTCACAAACATAACTTCTTTGAAGTTAATCACCTGCAAGTCTGATCCAGAATAAGCAATTCTTTGTCCGTACCACTGACCAGAATTGATAGTTATTTCGTCTTCGTAGACCACACCCGTAAACTTGAAACTATCTACAAGGTCAAACCAGTTTTTGACTTTGCCAAGCTTTGCACGCAAATCTGACTTCATGCAGTTAAGCGCATTCTTTTTAATATCGGCAACTACCTGCTGGTAGGTCTTATTAGATTCCTTACACGCCTCAATCATTTCTTGCGTGATATTTTGATAGGAATCTAAGTATATTTTGCTAGGGTCTGGCGTACCTGGCGTAATTAATTCTATTTTGTCGGTTATCATGATATTAGTTCAAACTCTACGTTTTGTTTTAGATTCCTGTACTCGGTTGGGATATGAATTGTTTCGATGATGTCCTCCCAGATGTCAAAGCAGAACACCCAGAAAAAGTATCGCATTGTATCGAGTACGTGCCCAATATCGTGTTTGTCGCAATATTTCTTATCTATATCGCCAAATGCGTTGATCGGGACGCTCTCTATGTCAGACCACAACACACTACAATTATAATCAATTTGTAAGTTTCTGCCTAAGTACTTGCTTATTTCATTCACTACAAATCTACAGGCTTTTGTTCTAGGATTGCCTTTGAGTCTCACATAAGTAAGGTGTTTGCATCCAAATTTCCTTAAATTGAGCTGAATAATAGAAAATGCTGACATATTAGCCTGCGTCAAGGCGCTTCGGTTATTTCCAGAGGCATCACCAGAAAACTCGATGCTATATCCCTTGTACTTGTCGGCCAACTTCTTGCAAATGTGTTGCAAGTCGCTATCTTCATCGCCCCCGATGTGCATTTCTTCGATACAAGACACAAACCAACCTTCACGGGTCTGGTACTTTTGCCAAACGGTTACGGAGTTTTTCACGTTGAAGTCAAAAGAGAAAATTACTCCTGTGAATTTCTTAAACGTAGTATTAGCACCGTTAGCGGATTTGTTGATATTAAGAATGTACGGATTACCAACTTTGATTGTACCCCAGTTGCCTAGTACATTAACGTCATAGCTAGCGAAATCTGTAATCCTTAGATTCTCGTACTTGTCAATTAGTTTTTGATCAACAAAGCCAAATAAGCCATCTGGCGCACCAACTACCCAGTAATTATCCTTATAATCAGTCTTGATTAGGGATCTATTTCCTTTTTCGTTGATACGGATAAAAGAATCTTTTGAAGGCAGTGTAAAGCCGTCGTAATCATGCCAAATATCTTTGTCAATCAAATCTTTCTTAATCCAGCTTTGGTCTGATACAGGGTTCCAAGTTCCGAAAAATACCTTTGCTTTTTCGCCCCTGAATGACAGAGTAAGCTGGTCGTACTCATCCTTTGAAAAGTGATTAAGCTCGTCCATCAAAACATAAGAATACGATTGTACGCCCTTGGCTTTTTCGTCGCTGTCCAGCCCCTTGAAGATCACCTCGTTTGAACTCGACGGGATAATAAAGCTAAAATCCCTTTTCTCGTAGGCGTTAGTCATCCGTGTAGAATCGAGTGCATCAGAGAAGGTCCTTTTGATTGTTGTCTTAATTACCGTGCTTTCTTTACGAAATATCAAAGCATCATCCTTATCTATGAAACATCTTATGCCAATAAACTGACAAACCGAGAATGTCTTAGAACTACTCTTACCGCCATAAATATAAAATTCGCTTACTCCACTCTCAACAAGCTGTTTGATAGCGAAATACAAGGGGTTGAACCACTCTTTTTTGAATTTATATTTTGGCGTTTGGTTATTCATACTCTTCTTTGTCTGCTGCCGTGCCGATTTTGATTTTTGTTGCGCTTTGCTCGTTATCTTCCTTATAGAAACCTAAGTTTCTATTAAGCATTTCGATTGCTTGCATTTTGTCGTGAAACTGAATCTCCAATCCGAACTTTGTGGGCTTAATAGTTTTGATTGCGTATTTCTGCTCTTGCGTTAGTTCATCTAGATTCCTTATCGTTATTACACCATCGTCATCTACGCTCACAAAATCAGAAACGTTTGCGCTTGCAATTGCCTGTAAGCGCCAAGCTTGTTCTTGTATTGAAGCTTTAGCGTCCAGTGTGTCAATTTCACAAAGAAGATTTATGTATTTTTTGATGCTAGCTTTGTTATACAGGCGATTTCCGTAAACGTGAGAGTGCGTTTTCTTATATCCAGCCATTTCGGCTGAACGTTTTTGATTACCAGTTTGGGCGTAAAAAGTACAAAATTTAACCTCTGTCTCCGTTAATTGTTTGTTTAATTCACCCAATTCTTTCTCAATCTCAGCCAGACGCTCCAGCTTTTTATTCTGAATGTCCTCCATAATCATTATTTGTTTGTTTTCAAACAAAAATAATCAATTTAGTTCATATATCCAGATTCGAAAATAATTTGAAAAATAATTATCAAAATATTTGCATATTAATGCGCACTATATTAACTTTGTATATCGAATCAGTTAAACAGTCAAACTCAAATCGAAAATCTTATGAAAACCATTGTAGAAATTTCTCGCAAAGCAAAGTCTATTTATGCAAGCATGGCAATAAAAGGCCGTCAAGCGTGGTTTGAGGCCATGCGTCAATCTGCAAGATTGATCAAGGCATTAAAGACTGGAAGCGTTTGTTTTTTCAAAACTCCAAAATCAAATGAAGAGGTAGAGGTCACAAATAGACGTATTGCGCCAATCAGTAATTTTCAGTATGAAAGTAAAGGTTCGAACAAAATAGATAATCCATTGCTAGCAAAAGTGGTAGATTTAGACAAGTTTGAATCAGCTATCAATGCAGGATTTAGCGAAATTCAGGCAACTGCAAAATCGATAATATCTTTTTATACATGGTCAATTTTGTAAAAAAAATAATTTAAAAAAGCGCACTAAAATTAGGGCATTAATTAAAGGCGCACTATATTTGTAATGTAAACATAACCACGGGAGACAGCGTTAGACTGAACAATTAATATTATGACGACTCAAGAATTAGATAAGGCGTTAGAGTACCTTAATGATTACCCACTAACTCAAAATTGCCACCCGTCATACGAAGTGTCTAGCGACGGAAAAAGACTGTCTTATTACAGACAATACTCAGACAAATGTCCTTCGGCAACAATAACAATCCAAAAAGCCCTTACGGCTAATTCTATTACAGAATTACAAGCAACGCTATGCTAAAAAAACAAGAATCAGCGGGCAAAGGTCAGTGGTCTGACCTCCCTGCAAAAAACAAAGTAGGTCGCCCAGCCAAAGAGCACGGGCGAATAAACATGAAGTTAGCAAAAGATGTCTACGAAACCATCAAGGCACAACCGAGTTGCACGGAGTTCGTGGAGAATTTGGTGAGAGAGTGGATGAGCAAACAATAGATTAAAGGGGCAATTAAGCCCCTTTTTTTTGTTCTACACCAACCCCAAAACGTCAATTAATTCCTGCAAACAAGGATTCTTGTTAATCATTTTTTGCAAAGGGTCAACAACTTCTATAGGTTGTACGACTACATTTTTCTTTTCCTCAATAAACATACTTCTTAGCTCCTCAATCGGCGGATACGCCTCAGAAATCCACGGAATATTTTCAATAGCATAATCAGCAATATCTGCACCATCTTGGCGATCGGGGCAAACATTCCAGACGTAACATGATTTCACGCCAATGTTAAGGAGTTTTTGTTTCTGAGAAACGTAGTCCTCCTGCAATTCACCTTCTAAGCTAGGCTTACCCTCCAGCTTTCGCATAGGCAAACAGCCCCACTCCATGCGATTTTTGAAATGAAAATCAGGGACAAGTATCACATCATAACCGGCAAGCGCCTTTGATTTTTCGACAGTCAAGCCATTCGACCCTGAACAGGCTAGCCATACGGCGAAACGCTCGCCCTTTTTTGTCGGCATTGTCGGAAAATACAAAGAACAAAGTAGCGCAGTTTTTTCTGATTCGACTATAAAAATTAGAGGATTTTTGTTTGACGTATAATACAAAAGGTGTTCGCCAAACAGGCAAGGACTATACCCGTCGCCCACTTTGAAATGCTTTTTCGGGTGAATGTTCTTATCCCGATTGAAGCCCTTGTACTGAATCTGGTTATCTGAACGAACCCGTAAATCTTTGTCAATTTGCCAAAAAACAACGCCATTGGACTTATTTGCGCCAACCAAATACCTTTCAAACGCCATGCGTGCATATTCCAAGCCAAAATGAGCTGAAAACCACGAAAAAAGAGGCGTTTTCTCGACTACCTTACAAGTTGGTTGCACAAAGTTTTCGTAAGATACGATTTTTAGCGGTTTTTCTTCGATTTTAGCCACGTTACTATGCTTTGTAGTATTCTTACTAGGCTTTACGTTTTTTTGTGGCTTAAAATCAATATTTTTCAG